TTTAACAGATTTTCTTTCAGTTGTTTCATTCCCAAATTCTTTAGGCTTCATAACCTCAACAGAATCATTTGTTGCTTCAATAAACTTTCTGATGTTTTTAAAAGTCTTTCCATCTCTTTCATTTGTTGCAATCTCAACCTTTGCCTTTTTCTCATCTATATCACATTTTTTTAACTCTTTAATTATGCTATCTTCAAAACATGACATTATGCCTTCTTGAGTTTTTACTTTGTAATAAACTCTTCCTGATTTTGCTTCAGTTTCTTCAATACCTTTGATTTCAATTATTTTTTCCATTTTTTAACCTCCTTACATTTATTTAGATTATTCCATAATAAAATACCATAAACATAACCACCAATTAACCAAATAACAGCAAAAATAAAAACTGTTAAACCATGTATATAAGTTTCAAATACAAATTTTTCCATAAAAAGTGTTAAGAAAAAACATAAAGAACCCCAAAGTATCCCTTTTCCTAAACATTCGGATTTTGTTAGTTTTTTCATTTTAATTCATCTCCTGCAAGTTTTTTTATTTTTCTTTTTATAATCTCTTCCATTGTATCTGTGTGAATTACTGGATGAACATTATTTTTTAATCTAAAACCTCTTTGATACATAGTTTTAATTAATTCTTCTTTCAACAACCTAATAAATTCTTTTACATCTCTAACCAAAAGAATCATAGCAGTTTCATTTATCTTCACACTTAAATTAAATTCTTTATTTTCCATTTTATCTTGTTCCATCATATTGGTCTATAACTTTACTCCAATCTCCATCCCACCCCATTCTATATTCTTCATCATCAGCTAAAGAACTCATATAAGCTTCTTTATTTGCTTCATCTTCTAGTGTTTTAAATTCTTTATCCATTTTCTTTTATCCTAACTTTAGTTCCACAACATGGACATGAAGCAAACCATAACTTGCTCCTGGTTTCCCATTTGTAGCCACACTTCTTACATTTGATTAATTTTCCAATTTTGTTTTTCATTTTTGAGTGGGGGGGGAATAGGTGTTACAAACCCCCCCATCTCCTTTTAATAAACTCTTTCCATTATCCTTTATCTTTAATTTCTGATAATAATAAGAATAAGTAGTATTTAAATGTTTCGTTTTTGTTTTTTATCGACGAGAGATTGATAATATTGTTCAAATCTTTCGCATAAAACATGGCTATGATTATGGCATTGCTGGTATTTTAAATAATCACAACAATCTGTATGAGGGCATTTAAAATCTTCGACAGCTGATCTCTCCAATTTGTTTTCATCCATTATACATGTTTAGCATGACTTGCATCATACCAGTTGCTCCCATCACAGACTAAAGTCCAGCCTCCATAATCATCCATAACCTCGTTACTGCTATCACATAAGAAAAACTTTTGTGTTCCTGTTGCCTCATTATGTTCTAAAGTAACATTATTAGTTGCGTCTGTAATTACAACATGAACTATCTGTCCTACAACACCACCACTAAAACCACCTAAAACTATTGCCCCATCTCCTGCATCTACTAAAACACTATTAACGCCTGAAACATCAAAAGCATCTGAACTTGCTGAGCAAGTTGTTTGATTAGATGAAATTGCTCCATTAACCTCTAGTTTAGAATGCGGGTCTGTTACTCCTATACCTACATTCCCATTATTTATTATTGTAATTGCCTCTGCACTATTACAGATAAATCCTATCTCTCCTCCCCCTCCTGCACGAAACTGAAACTTCTCAGTGTCATCCATATTTCCCACAGTTGCACCGTTAGCAATTTTTATATCACCATCAAGAGTTATAAGTTCACCATCATTGATAAAAACCCCTATTGCACTGGTTCTAAATTGGAATCTTTCAGCTGACGCATTTCCAATAGTTCCTCCGTTTTGAATTTGTATGTTTCCTGCAACTTCTAGATCATTATTAAACCTATGAGTCGTTGTCGCCCCGTAATCAATATATCCGTCATTCAAAGAGTCAATGTATTCGTTCCCGTCTGTTTGGGTAAACATGATCTTGTCTGTCGCGAGTATTTGTCCGTCAACCTGTAAATAACCTGTTCCTACATTTTTGGGGTCTATGATTAAATTAGTTCCATCATAATAAATTAAGGCGTCTTGTGCTTCTCCCAATTTAAGCTCTTTGTTGTCTGCGTCGATTGTAATTGCTCCCTGTGATTTGATATAACCATTTACTTCAAGATTATTAACGCCTGTTATGTTTTTGTCGTTCCCTGTAATTTCGCCTAATAAATTAAACCCTGAGTGATCTTCTACCATCTTAAATTAAAAGAATTAAACTTAATAAATTTTATGCTGCGTCTAAGTGTATTGCAATACCCTTCGTTTCATTCATAGCAATACAAAGATCATCAGCAACAACTGGAATATTTCCATCAAACCATAATCTTGAAGTAAATGTGCAACAACCACTTCCTAGTGTAACCCCACCCACAGCAGTCATATTATCTGCTCCACTTCCTGCATCAACTAAATCGGTCATGTCCCAATGATTAAGCAATCCTGTTGTGTCATCAGAATCACTATAAATTCTATCTTGCCCATTCTCAAAAACTCTTCTCCTCTCATAATCATATATTGCTTTTATCTGTGCATCTGTCTTAATTTCTGTATCATCGTAAACCCTAACCGGCCCTATAAATCCATGCCACTCTTGCGTTATGGTGTCATCTCCGGCTTTATTTGCCGCTCCGATTCTACCTGTATCAATTCCGGCACACGCTTTAAACCAAGCATCTACATTCGTATCTGTGTCGTGTGTTGCATCAACCTCTTCTCCATTTATAAATAAGTGTGGTCCTGTTCCGTCTGCTCTTTGAACAACTGCTATATGGTACCATTTATGTTTTTTCAATCTGTCACCATCTGCTTGTGTAACAAATTGCGCTGTTGTGTTATCTGTGCATCTGCATGTTAATAAGCCAGCTTCAACATTTAACTCAATAAATTCAACTACACTCGCATCTCCATAACCGATAGCTGTCATGGTAGAAGTATCGTCTGCCATCATAACCCAACCCATTAATGCGCCTGTTGTATCAACGTCGTTCATGGCATCGCCACTTGCATCAACTTGATAATAATCATCAGAATCCCCTTCTAAATAAATTGAGGCCGGCATCATTTGGGTAATATCTCCACCGAACATAAATTTTGTTTCTGCCATTATTCACTCCTTTTATACTTTTTTTTCTTAGGTTTCTCCTCAGATACCTTTAATTCTTCCTTAGGAGGAACAGGATTAATTTTTTTCTCTTTTATATAGTATTTAGTGTCCTCATTATCTAAAAGCCCAACTTTATAGTTTGCTTCCCCTCTTGTCATTCTTCCTTCATGTGTCATTTTAATTTGGTGTTAATATTCCGCATTTCTCTAACGCAGTAATTATTGCATTTACAGCTGTTTCAATATCTGAATCATCATTTCCATAGTTTCCTGTTACAGTGATGTTAGAAATTGCATCGAGTTTAATTCCTAAATCTTCAATATTGCCAATAGAAGCCATTTTTAAGCTGCCCTTGTATTAGTTATTTTACATATACCATTAGGGGCATGTAATTGACAAACTCCATATTCCCAAGCTCTGATAGTTGTAGATTTTCCTGGATCTTCCATAGTAACAACTTTTAATGTTTGCTGTTCTTTCCATACCAAACTCTCCCCTTTAACAACTATATATGCTTGGTCTGCTGTTACAACCTCACTTACTAAAATTGTTAATCCGCATAATATTGCAACTTGTCCGTTTTGAACTGCACTTATACTTTTAAAAGTAGGATGATTTAAAACTTTAGGATTTGAAATTATGTTTGTGTAATCTGTCCCATTAACTACAAGAAAACCATTTCCATTAAGAGCATCAATTCCATCAACTCTTAACATGTTTATTCCATACAGAATATCATAAACAGGATCTCTATTTGCTGGTGTTGCACTATCCCATTCATAATCAGCAGTTATTGCAAAAGTATTTCCTGCACTTGCACTCATTATTCCTTCAATGTGAGAGCTGATCTGATAATTAATTTTTCTAGCCATTCTTACAATATGTCTTTTTAAGATTGGCACGGTTGCCCTCATCCCCATCTCTTCAGAAATCACACTCTCATCCCCAAACTTCAAAACAACAGAACTAACTTTTGTTTCAGTAACTTCAACAAATGGAAAAGCAGCCATTTGTGGAATACCTTTAATTGCACTTCCTGTTCCACCATCAGTAGAATCTGCATTTGTTTCTCTATAATATGATTCCGTCCATGAACTAGAACTATCAATAACACATAATACTTTTAATCTTTGAGCCTCTGCATTTACAGCTTTAACAGCACTATCAATATATTCTTTTCTTAAATCTGCCTCTCTCCATGTATCTGCCATTTTAATTTGAATTAACCCTTATCCTAATTGCTTCTGCTCCTATACAAGCTTCTTCTGCAACTCCAACATTAGCAAAAAGTAAGTCTGCTGCTGCGACTTTAGCAATCGTGTTTGCTCCTGAAATAGAAACTCTTTCTCCGATAGCTACTGCCGCACTTGTTGTTATATCCCAAACTCCATTTTTAGCGACGGTTATTTCTGTAATTCCATCAGAAGCAGTTTTTTCTTCCCATGCAATTCCTGCAAAAGGATCATTATCTGCAGCTGTTGCAGCTACTGTATGGGGATCTTCTAATTTTAAAAGTGTTCCAATAGGGATATTATTTCCATCTGCACAAGTATATCTTCTAAATTCTGTGGGGGTTTCAAGACAAACTGCTACGGCCATTTTAATCAATATTTAAAAAACTTTTAACTATATAAACTTTTCTGTTATTTCGGTTAACCGAATAACTTTATCTTTTCCATATATTTCTGAATTAAAAATTCTGTTTCTTCTAAATTATTAAGAAATGTTTGTTTATTTTCTTCCAGTGTTTTTAATGCTTTTTCCCAAAATTCTTTATTTTTACTATCAGATGCAAGCTTATTAAACTTCATAGATTCTTCTGCTTTTTCTTGTGCTTCTTTCATCTTTTTTAATGTTTTTCTATCCATATTTCTCTATTGTGTCATCAACTCCGCTTCCTTTCCAAAATTCTTTAGCTTTTTCTTTTTTAATTTCTTCTTTAGATTTCTGCTTTGATCCACTTGATACACTATCCCCACCCAAAGCTGCTAGGGCTTCTTTTCTTGCAAGCAATTTTTCTTCTCTTTCCAAAACCTTTTCCCTCCTCTCTGTTTCTTTTTCTTTTCTTTCTTGCAGTTCTCTAGCTTGTTTTATAACTGCATCCTCAGAGGATTCTTCATCCTCCGAAGGTTCAACAGCTTCGCTAGCTGCTTCTTGTTCAGCTTTTTCAGCTTGGTTTTCTTCTCCAGTCATTTTAGCCTCCAATTTATTTATTTAATTTGATCTGCGGCATCTGAATACCGACTATTAAAGCAATAAGACTAAAGATTATAGTTCTCATTGTTCCGTTGATCCCATAATACATTGCACAAATTTCTAATATACTTAGACATATTATTGCAGTGCATGCAGTAGGCCAATCTATTTTATTTTTTGTTTTTTTAGCCATCTTTATTTGGTTGGGTTGTAGTTCCCTTTCCCCTTTTTTCTTCATTCTCTTGCAATTTTTGTTCTAAACTTGCTGGAAATTCAAGATTAAATTCTATTCCTAATTGCAGTTCAGCCATCTCTTGGTTATAAAGTTGTTTATCTTCTATTTCTTGTTGGAATGATAAATAGATTATGTTTGATGATGCTTCTGTTGTGTTCTCTCCCCATCCCATAACAACCTCTGGAATTCCACATGCACTTATATAAATTCTAACTAAAAACTTTATGTAACTTAAACTATCAAGATTAGAATATTGAGGTGTTGTGCTTTCTTTGATTTCTTTAATAACTCCTGTAGATATAATAACATTTTCAGATTTTTTATAAGCTTCATTTATTGTTGCTTCAACAGAATTAAGCTTTGTTGTGTCGTCTGTTTCAACTTCAAAAAACTTAATTGGTTTAATATTTCTATGATAGAGAATCCTTAAATCATCTAATGCTTCATTCCTACTGCAAATTAATTCTTGTAAACTTTCAACAAATGGGATTCCGTGCATCTCATTTCCAATTCTTTCGTATGATAAATGATAAATTTCTTCTGGATTATATCTTTTATCATGGTTTAATAATTCATAACCAATTATTATTCCTTTGTTATCATAAACTATTTTTACATTTCCAGGATTTAATTGTTTTAAATTTGTCATCCTTCCTTGTTTGTCTTTAATTATATGCCCAAACCCATCTCCACAAATTATAGCACATCTCCAAATATTTTTTAAAACTAATCTTGCACTTTCATTTCCATTTCCTTTTATCTTGTTTAGCTTTGCTTTGTTTTTTTTGTCTGCTTTAATCCCTCTTCCAAATGTCCATGACGCAAGTTTATCAATCACACTTCTTAATTCTGGAGTATTCCTATACCATCCATGCCATTTATCAAATTCCGGTGTCCAATAAGATTCTTCTTTTTCAGATGGGGAGTTTAGTCCCTTTGAAGCAATAGAATAAAAATCATTTTTTGAAGTCGTAGAATCATCTGTCTGTGATCCAAAATCGCTTATTTGTCCTGTTCTTAAAGTCGCCATGTATTTTGATGTATTTTTATGTATTTAAATGTTATGCTGTAACATTATGTCCAATTTGTGTATTAGTTCCACTATCTAAGTATGCTGCGGTTGTATTGTTGTATAAAGAATTGCTACTTATTATATTTTTATCTCCAGCATCTATCTCTATTCCATAAGTTCCATTTCCATCACAAACATTTCCCGTGATAGTTGTATAACCTATTGCTCCTAATATTCCTGAGTTTGTGCTATTAGTTATGTTATTTCCAATTATTGAACAATAGTTTGCTGCTGCTATTGATATTCCATAGTTTCCTGCTCCAGTTATAGAGTTTCCTACAATTATAGATCTATCACCTCCTAGATTCAACTCTATTGCTGAAACTGTAAAAGTATCTAGTTTATTGTTTAAGATTGTATTGTCATTACTATTTCCCGCATTTTCCCATTGGTAAACTGCGTTGTTTGCATTGTGAATAAAACACCCTTCTATAATGCAATTACTAGAATTTTCTAACCATATTGCTGCAGCACTAACATTATTCCCATCTACTTGTATATCTCTTATTGTTGTGTAATCTGCTCCAACACATTTTATTAATTTTATTCCTGCTGTGTTTGTTTCTATTTTAGTTCCATAACCTGTGCCTTGTATTGCTACATTAGATTTTGTTATGTTAATTTGTTCTGTGATTATGTAAGTTCCTTCTTTAATAAAAACAACCCCACCATCGGATGGAAGCATATTAATTCCTTCCTGAATAGAATCAGTATCGCCAGTTCCATCTTGTGAAACAACTACTGTTGCTTGTCCGGTCCTTTCACTTCCACCTCCCTGATCAAACTCTCTACTATGTGGAAAAATATTTTCAAAATTTAGTCCTCTAATTGCCATTATACACTCATGAAGTCTTGGTTACTTATATTTTTAAGAACATTCTCTATTGCCTTCATTCTATGTAGATGTATATTTATCATGTCCTCTGCTTCTATTCTTGTTGTGAATCCGGCCATGTTATATGCTATTAATGACATTGCTGCATATCTTGCTGCCCATTCTGAAAACATTTGTTTATAAACCGTCGATAAACTCGCCCAATTTGTCGCAATATCATATTTTACTAAGTTAGAAAGATACGCCTCTGCTTGTGCTGCCAAATCACTATGATTATCTGCTGTATCTCCAGTTGCATCAACATTTTCTCCTGCCATTAATGCTATCTGTGCTTCTGTTACAATAATACCTGTATATGCCATTCTAGAATGAGTGTGCGAAAATATTTAAACCTTTGCACTTTTCTGCCATCCAAACCCCTCGGTCGATTCCTTCTGCTATGTGTGAATTTGATCCAAAAATCTTTCCGTCTTCATCTAATTGCATAGATGCTAAAGATGCTCTAACTTCATCATTATCTAATAATAAAACTTTTTTTTGTTCCATTAATGTTAATAAATTAAAATACATTTCTTCTTTTAGAATTTTTTTTGATTTTTTTCCTTCGTGATCTACAGGCCTACTAGCATTATTTAAGGGTATTATCTTTCTTCTTATTTCTAAGTTATTCATTAATTCTGAAAACACACCAAAGCCTATTCCCCCATCATCAATTCCTATTTTTTTCATCCAATTATAAGATTTATTTAATTCCTCAATTTTTCTAGTTGTGTCTGTTGTGTAATTTCTTTTTTCTACAATATTATCCACTTGTTCAATTACTCCGTCTTGTCTTCTTCTAAAAACTTCAAAAGTGCAGTCATCTTTCCCAAATCCTGCAATATCAACCCCCATGTAGTAATCCCCTCTAGTTTTTACTTCCGGCTTTTTTAACACACAATTTCTATCTAGTAACTCTTTTGAGAATAGTGATTTTAATTGATCTGTAAATATTGCTAGATATTCCTGTGCATAAGCAAGTCTTGATAATCTCTTTTTTGAATTTTCCAAGAAGTCTTTTGTATGTCTAGGGCAATCTTCGGCAGATACATAATATTTTTTAAATTTCTTATCTAGCGAACATCTATAAAAAAACTTTTCTGTTCCGTCTTTATGAAGTTTCCCTGCGGGTGTTGATGCAATATCTATACTTCCTTTTATTACTGATAGCATGGGTAGGGCAGCAATAAAATATTCTTCAGACATTCTACTGCCTTCATCACACATTAATTTTTTTATTGTAAATCCTCTCTGCCCTTCTCCTGTTTCTCCTGCTGCATAGCATAAGATACCAGTTCCATTTTTAAAATTTAATACATGTTTAGTTGGTTTATCTTTTCCCTTCCAAACCACTTTAGATGGATATTTTTCTTTTGCATAGACTTTTGCTTTCGCTAACATGTGGTAAGCTTGTTTTTCAGTAATGCTGTTTATTAAAACAAACTCTCCTTTTTTGTAGTGGTTTACACATAGTTCTACTGCTCTTATTGACATTGCAGTTGTTTTTCCTACTTGCCGGCCACAAAGTAGGAAATTATCTGTTTCTCCATCTTCATTAAAGCAGTATTTTTTTTGCCATTTGTCTAAGGTTTTCCATGGTCTGTTTATATCAAATTCCATGTTATTTTAAAATTTTTTGTGAGGTCTAGGACTCTGGCTTTAAACTTTAACTTCCAAGTTCGGCCATCTCTTGTATTTTAATGATTGATTTCTCTTTATTTGCTTGTTTTTTAATGAATTTGCTCTCAAATATCTGTTTATCATCTATTTCTAAGCCTAAAAATACACTATCTATTAAAAACTTCTCTCTATTTGCTATATCTTTCTTCTTTATGCTTCCATCTACACAATACCAATCCTCATATACTTCTACAATCACAGATAATTCTTTATCTTCTAGCTCATTTAGTTCATCTTTATTAATAGATGATTGAACAATAGAAACAATCTCATTTCTTAGTTCTCTTGCTTCTTTAGTTAATACTTTAAAAGAACCTCTGTGATAATATAGATGATTAATTGTTGGTGTCTTGAAGGGTAATTCAATTATCATTCTCAACTATTGGGTCTATCTTTAAATATTCTAAGATATCGTTATAATCTCCTTTTAAATATTCTTCTGCTTGTTCTTTTGTGATTTCTACATTAAATACTTCTTTACTATTCTTGATACAATTATTAATTAAATTGTTTTTCTTTTCTTTTCTTTGTTCTTCTGTTTCTTGTTCTTTTATGATTTTAGTTTCTTTAGTTTCTATTTCATAGTCTAATTGTTTTAGTTTATTTTCCATATCACTTTTAAGTTTTTCTCTTTTAAGTTTTAATATTTCTGGGTCATCTTCTTTATTAAAATATTCTTTTAATAGATTTGTAATTAAACCAGATTTATTTTCTACACTTCTAAGTTTAACCTCTATTTCCTGTGGAATAGATATAGTGATATTCATCTTCTATACATACATACATATACATACATATATAAATATATATATAGTGTAGTAGCATAGTTTTCCTTTTTAAATGTTTCTATTTTTTCCTTTTTAAATGTTTCTATTATTTATGTGTATTGTGGGGGGGGGGCGGCGAACGGAGTGAGCCGCAGGGGAGGGGAGCAAGGCCAACAAATTTAAATAGTTTAGTGCAAAAGCAGCGGAGGTGGGTGGATGGGGGCTAAACTATTTAAATTTTTTGAGCCGAAGCAGGGGGGGTGGTGGTGGTATATAATAAGCCAGCGATAGCTGGCCAAAGGCCTAGCCAAAGGCTAGGCACAACAAGCCGAGCGAAGCGAGGCCATAAAGCCTAGCCAAAGGCTAGGCGATAAGCCGGCCTGAGCTGAAAGCGAAGGCAAAAGCTTTAAAATGGAGCCTGAGCAAGGCGAAGGCTTTTTTAAAGCTTTTAGGCATTCTCAGACAGCCCTAACATCAAATATGAATAGAACAGCTAGCTGTTCTAGGATTCTAAGCTTTATAAGTTTTGGGGTGTCTGAGTGCAACAAAAAAAAGGGAGCTTAATCGTTAAGCTCCCGGATCATAACTACACATTGCCTGTCTTTCAAGTTCCAAATGTTTTGCTCCTTCTTCAGCCCATTCTTCTTCTTGGGTAGTTATCTTTTTCCCTTGCACTTTCCTAAGGAGTGCTATTAAACACTCAGTGCCGTGTCGAATTATTATATCCATCTTTAACTCCCATAACCCCACGGGGTTATTTTTTTTAATTACAATTTTTTTTAAAAAAAATTGGGTAGGCAAAAAGCCACAAAAACGAAGCAAAATATTTATAGGTTTTGCTGATACGCAGGAGGCAAAAGCTTTAAATAGCTTTGCTTTGTTGCGGCTTTGCCGAGGTGGGTTTAAAAAGCAGCTTTTGCAACCTTTACAATCTCAACAGCTTCTTCAATAGTCTTTCCTGCAATAACAAGATCGACACATAAACCGACAGGATCTTTTTCATATGGAGAACCTTTAACAGATTTTCTTTCAGTTGTTTCATTCCCAAATTCTTTAGGCTTCATAACCTCAACAGAATCATTTGTTGCTTCAATAAACTTTCTGATGTTTTTAAAAGTCTTTCCATCTCTTTCATTTGTT